GTCGCACTGTCGGAATTTCCGATGTTGTTAGAATAGAAAAGCTTGGGTCTAGACAAGTACTTCTCAATACTCCCACCATCATCTTTGTAAAAAATGTCAGGAGTGGCCTCCTTAACAATAGAGGATGAAACTTCAGTATATCCCATGGTAATAACCTGGGCACCAGTGTCACCGAAAGACGTTTCGGCGCCATGAGATTTGTTGATGTTCATCTGGGTCTGTTCTGCGATTGAGGTAGCGATTTGTTTCGGAAAATCAATCCATAATGAGTAATTCGTTCTGACTTTAGGTAATACCAGCCCGTCTGATAGTAAACGTGAATACGTAAGGCATGCAATAAGATCTTCAAAGCAATCCGAAAATTTTAGAATCATCATTATCTCGAAAGGTAACCAATGAAGAAATACTTTACACAAGCAGTGTGTCGAAAGTGACAAGCTCCTTCTCACTCAGAAGGAAAGCGTTAATTGGGCATTAACGGCGCCGGTGCTGAGAAACAGTTTAAAACTGTTTCTCGAAGGTGATAGCTTTCACTATAGCACCTCCCCATGAAGCAAACGGCCAGTACGCTTCGATACCACGATCTTCACAAAACTGTCTATAGGCGCGCCAGGTTGGACGATTGTACTTGTCATACACTTCTCTGCCATGCAAGGCAAGCTCCAAGAGCACAGTGCGAATGTTAACTTCGACGAGATAAGCTTCAGTCAACTCACCCTCTCTGTACCACATGGGAATCTCCATGATAGAATCAAGGTCAAGCGGAGCATAAAACTGCGGTCGGCCAATAAAAGGGACGTTCATCCATTTAAATGACCTTTTCAAGAACGTAACGTCTTTGAATTGTCTCAACGTGAAAAACGTGCCATCCTTCGTGTCAGAAGTGTACTTCAACCCAATATGTTTCATCGCATTAGAAATTGAGCGTTCTGTGAACCAAGTGGCGTAATCACTCACAGCGAACAAATTGTCATCGCCCATCACAATCAAATACACATCGTGATAGAACGCCCTTTTGAAAATTTCGCCATTTGCTTCATAAGCAATCCTATGATAACAATATGCCATAGCAATGTGGTTATACATGGAATTAACAATAGAAGTCAAAGGGTGTCCACTAGGTAAACTTGAGCGCCATGCATAAAGCACATCTCCAGCAATATGGTAGGAATTAATGAGGTCCATCCATAATATTCGTCTGATCGTCGAATTTCCATCACTGTAAAACTCGTCAATGATATCGAAAATCAGCCAATGAATGTATGGCATTTCAGAACCATCATATCTACTGTAATCGCCTGCTCCAAATCTATGTTTGCT